TGCTTTTTATTCGCTCAAAAATCCTGCATTTTGATCAAACTGTAATCGCATAGATTCAGTAATATTGTAAGGTACGTACATTAGAGTAACATCTATTTGTATACCTGATTCATAAGCATCTACAATAACTTTATCTACCTTTACCCTAGGGTCAGCAGTTATAATTCTAGTAACATTTTGAACTACTAAATCTTTTACTCTTTCAGTTAACGGTTCAAATAAAATATCCCATATAATTGTTCCAAATGTTGGATCTGATAATTTTTCTCCTTGTTTTATATGAAAATGATTAATAATATCTTGTTTGATTAAATCAAAATCATATAATATAGGACTTTTAGAATTTGGGTTAACAGTGCTTATTCCTCTATAAGTTTTAGAATTTGGATAGAATGCATTTCTTTTTTGTTGCGATTTTAATTTGATTTCTTTGTATAATTTTTTTTCTAAATTACTCATTATTTGCCCTTTCTAAAAGTATCAGTTACTATAACTGGTTCTACTTCTTCTTGTATATAACCTTCTGCAAAGGTATATTGATCTCCTTTTATAGACAAAGTAGAATCTGTTTTATTCGGAGAAAAAACAGTAGGATCTAAATTTTCATGACTTAACCAAGGTTCATGATTTGGTATTCTAACTGGAATAAATGCATGCTTTACTTTTTCTGGTAATATTGCTTTTTCAGGATCTTTAGCTGCTTGAGCATCTACACCGTTACTTGCAGTACCTGCTCCTCCAAATGCATTACTAGGTCCTATATTGTTTATTCCACCATTAATTTCATTTGTGCTTGCCCCTGTAAGAAAATTTTGTGCTCCTGCTTTAATATGATTAGCAGCACTTGCTGTAAAAAAATTATTATTAGATACAATTGAAGCGTTTGCTCCAGACTTTACAAGGAAATCAGCACCTGCTTTAATATTAACTTTAGCGCCAGAATCTTGAAAAAAATCTTCTCCACTTTTTAAATTAAATGTTTTTGCAGCTGAATGAAAAATTCCTTCGTCTGATTTTTGATGTATATTACTTTTTGCATATAATCTAAATTCTTTTTCTAACGAAATATGTCCATCTTTAGATATTTCAACTTTTAGATCTCCTTTGTCTGGATGCGTGCCTATCTTAAAATATACATCTTTAGAAACATCAATATATAAATTATCTCCTTTTTGATCTATATCTGGAAGATCTTCATAATTATTATATTTTAAATTACCTTCTGAATCTTTTTCCGCAATATTAGGCCGTTCAGCAGGATCTTTTTTAGTTTCAGCAGTTCCTACTTTCCAATGAGTAGCATTACCTGATTCAATTCTCATTTCCTCTCTAGCCTTTACGTTAATATTACCAGATGCCTCTAAGTTAATATCTCTATTTGCTTTAAAGTTAATATCAGTTTCTGAGTGAACACTGATGCTATCTTTTGAGTAAACATCAATTTTACCATTGCTTGTAAGTTCTATCCAGCTTGTTCCTTTAGCATTTGATATATAAATTAAATCCTCCGAATTATGCAGTAAAATTTGATGTCCTGTTCTTGTTCTAATTTTTACAAATTCATTGTGCGGAATGCTAAAATCTCCATCTTTTTCCCCTAATTCATAATTTGCGTATTCCGAAGGTTTATCAGAAGCTGGACCTTTTCTATATAAAGAACTATCCCCATCATCCATTACAAAACTAGATCCTCCTAGTCTATTAAACGGAATTATTGATTTAGTTGCTATTTCGCCATATTGAATTTTATTCCTTTTTCTTCTATCTAAAATTCCAGGAGTGCTCCGACCAAAAACCATACTAGGTACTTCTCGACGAGAACTACTTGTATTTGTTCCTCTAGTTTGATCATCTATTAATCCTTGCAAAGTCAGAATATCAATCTGCTCTTGGTTTACAGGTTTTTCAAATTGTGTAGGATCTGCTCCTTTATTAGCGACAGAATCAACAACAGCGGCTTTATTATATTCGCCAACTGGTCTAATTTTTGCTTTTTCTTTATCATTGTATGTTGTAGACGAATAGCCAGGCACCATAAAGTTCATATAACGATCTTGCACACAACCTATCCAGTACCCAAAGCCATAATTATTTTCTAGCATTAACACAAGAACCTTAACTCCTATATCAGGAGGAATCGCCCAAAATCCATAACTTGTTTGTGTATTTTCAATACCAGGATTTTTTGTAACTCCTTTACGAGGAGTTACACCATAAAAAGGACTTACATATGTACAAGGTACTACATACCCGCTACTTTCTTCAGGATTGCCAGATTCGAAAATTTTAAGAATTTCTACTTCAACTGCGCCCATGTACTCTGGATCTAAATGATTTACAATCTTACCTAAATAAGGCCCTGTTCCCATCATCCATTCTGGTCGGGTTCCCCTAACTAGGCCACCTCTAATAGCTTTATCTTTCATATTTTATCTCATTTTAAGGTAAATAAGCTTCCCAATCTTCTACTGCGGCTGTTCCACCACCTGGCAATAATATTACATTTCCTAGACTATTGCCTTCAACTGGTTTACTTACTGTATCAAATTGATACTGATTTCTTACACGTAATAGACTTAATCTCTGCGTAAACTCACCTGCTGAAAATCTATTTAGAACTGACACTACTTTATACATCCCTGCAAAACTGCTAGTTGCTTTTCCTATCGTACTTGTAAAATCTGCATAACCTTCTACAGCAATATCTATTGGTGATTGGAAAAATAATAATATATGCACATCTCCTGACTGATAATCCATAGTACCGTCTTCGTTTAAATTAATAGATACTGCACTACCCGGAGAAGAATAATTTCCCATTCCGCTATCAGCTATAAAGTAAGGATCTCCCATAATTAGTAACTCACCACTTACTAAGTCGGTAGAACTATTCATCATTGCATCATTAAAATCTCTAGCTACAGTTACAGCATCTGTATCGTATAGGCCTCCACCCGAGGTACCTGTTGTAGCCCTTAAATCGTCTTTTAAAGTAGTGTGTCCTGAACTTGACGGTTCAAATTGAGGAACCGTATTTTCTACTTTTGTTTTTTGTGCTGTTCCAGCCATAGCATTTTCATCTGCAATTTTTGAACCTGCTTTATTTTTTGCTGCAAAAGCAGTAATAGAAGTATAAAAAGCACTATCAAAAGAAATAGAAAAATCTAATACTTCATCATTTAATCCAGTATATTGATAATAATAAACTTTACAAATTTGATCTTGTAAAACACTTGTATCAAAGCTAGCTTTAGGCGAAGAAAAAGTATTTACATGAGCATAATAAGGTACAACTTTGTATATAAAAATTTTAGGATGGGCTCCGGCAAAATCTTCTTGTTTTGAACTATGATTAATTAGTACATTAGCTTCGATTTTAAACCATTTTTTAAACCCAAGTGAATTTGGAGGATCTTCTGCTATTTTCTTTCCGTAATCACTTAGTAGAATTAATTCTTCAATCATATCTTGAATTGTAGTTCTTGATTTAAATGTTAGTACTGCTGTGTCTGCTTGTACTTGTATTTTTCCTCTTTGAAAAACCCCTGGTTGATCTTCTACTTCTACAAATTTTGCTTTTCCAAATGGTTGCTTATGTCCATCTAAATAAGAACTTACTAACTTGGCTTGTCCAATTTCATTTACATTACTACTATCTTCTGCATAAGATCTAATAGATTCTCCTATTTTGCTTTTCTTTATCACAATTCCTAAAAGTAAACTTGTCTCTGGATCAAAATCACTAGGCATGCCTTCGTTTGTAGCTCCTTTTAATGTTTCATAAATCTTACTTTTTTGATCTTGACTTAATGTTCTATACGAGACATCTCCAGGATCTTCTGTTGCTGCACCTGCAGTTTCAAATTCCTTCCTCAAATTTTCTAAACCAGAATCTCGATCTTTTGGAAATATAATATAATATTCATTTGGCACAATAGTTTGACCATCTTGCCTTCTTTTTTCTTCTCTATCATTAAATTGAGCGGCAATACTTTGCCCTCCTGCTTGACATAATTGATGGACTTGTTTCCCTTGTAATTGTATATCTGATTTCATAGTTTGAACTTGATCTGACCATGCTTGTTCATTAAATGGGATAGCTGTAACCTGATATACGCTTCCTCCTTCAGTAACCTCAAAACTAATATCAGCTAATTTTAAAGGAAACATTCTTCTTGCCAATGGACTAGATATTGCATTGCCTGCGTCATCCCAGCCCCTAAAATCTACAGTTAACAAAAAAGGAGCTTCTAAATAATTACTATAACCACAGCGTAATGCTGCCATTTGCAAGGTTTGTAAAAAGATACCCATACTATATGGTTCTGTAATTTTAAAAGTTATATTTGTTGCGTTTGTTTGTTTAACTTTTCTATTTTGTGTTATTAAACTATCTATTTCTACATCGTCTATAAAGTATTCTATTCTACCATTATTTTCATATGCTGTCCTAACAGCATTTGTTAACCCTCCACCCGAACGTAAAATCATATTTGCAGGATCTTTAACTCTATATGTATTATCAGGAGAATTTATTTCATAGTTTGTTAGACAACTTAATGAAAAAATATAATTCATACTTGCATATTTGTTCAACTC